GGCGACATGCTATTTGAGCTAAAACCAACCATGATTAGTCTAGTTGAAACCGAAGTAGTTAATTCATACGAAGAAGCGATTCGACATTTCCAAGAACTACTTAATGAAGGTCAAGAAGGAACAATTCTTAAGGCCTATGATGGTAAGTGGAAAGACGGTAAGCCAAATTGGCAAATTAAAATGAAATTAGAAATGGATGTGGACCTTAGGATTGTTAGCTTCAATTACGGCACGGGTAAAAACGCCAATGTTATTTCTAGTGTTAATGTGCAATCAGAATGTGGGTTACTTATAACAAGTCCAGCGGGTATGGATGAAGAGACAATGCGATATGTTACTGATAATCAAGATAAACTCTTGAATACAATATTGGAGGCAACATGTTCTGGATTATCTCAGAAAAAAACTGGCGAGTATTCATTATTACATCCAAGATTTAAACGTTTTCGTGATGATAAGAATACTTGTGACACATTGGAATCAATTAAAGAAATTGAGGCAATGGCAAAAGGATTAAAATAAATTTGATTTATTCACAATAAAATCGTATATTTGCAATTATGAAGAAGCATATATCATTTCCAAGTATTGAGCAGTTTAGAAATATTGTTGCAAATATCAATAGAACATATAATTTCGTTGGATTAGACGAGACTGGCGAAGCTATATATGACCCGTCAAAGCCAAAGCCAGTACTCACATTTAAGGGTACTATAAAGCTTCATGGTACCAACGCTGGTGTAGCATATAATATGCTTGAAGGTATGTGGGCACAATCCAGAGAAAACATCATTACCCCAGAAAAGGATAATGCTGGATTCGCATTCTTTGTTGAATCAAAAAAAGATGTTTTTATTGATTTAATTAAAAAATTGGCAAATGAATATAATATTAATCTTAATGAAAATACGATTGTTCTATATATGGAATGGGTTGGTAAAGGAATTCAAAAAAATGTCGCCATATCAAATATGGATAAATCTGCTTTTATTTTTAGCCATGCTAAAGTTTGTCCGTTTAATAATGAAAAAAATAATTATTGGATTGAAACAAAAATTAATAATTAATTGGTCGGTTTGAGAATACAAACATATTTATAATAAAATAATGTATGTATTATATCATTTATGAATTAAAAAACAAAATAAATAATAAGATATATGTTGGATACCATAAAACTAAAAATCTATTGGATAGATATATGGGGTCGGGTAAACACATAAAAAGAGCAATAAAAAAATATGGTATTGATTCTTTTGAAAAAAGAATCCTACATTTTTGTTCTAATGAAGCTGAAATGAAAGCGTTGGAATCTAAAATTGTTAATGAAGAATTTATTAAAAAAGAAGACACTTACAATATTAAAGTTGGTGGACACGGAGGGTTTAGACGTGGTGTTGTAACAATAAATGGTGGACAAGTAAGTAAAGATGATTTTAATAAAAATAAATTATCTGGTGTTTGTAAGGGAAAAATTGCTGCATATGATAAATATGGTAATGTCATCCAAGTAAATAAAGACGACTCTAGACTTAATTCTGGAGAATTAATTAGAACATTTCAAAAAAATGGTTTGGTTAGTGTGATAAATAAACTTACAGGTAAAATTTTACGGGTAAGTAGTGATGAATATAAAAGCAACCCAGATTTAATTTCTATTAATAAAAATATAGCTACAGCTATTGATGCTAATGGTAATATTATTAAAGTAAATAAGAATGATATTAGATTAAAATCTGGTGAGTTAAAAGGTCACACAAGTGGTAAAAATTTTAAAGAAAGTGAGTATTATATATATGATGATATTGGGGTTGTTAAATTTCATATAGTTAATGAAAATTTTATTTCATTTTGTAAAAAAAATAATCTACCTTGGGGTGCGTTAAGAACTTCATATAGAAATAACGGTGAACCAATATATAAAAATGTTGGTTCAAATAAAAAAAGACTTATAGAAAGTGGTTTAATTAAATTTATAAATTGGTATGCGATTAAAATAAAATAAAATGAGAAATTTAAGTTCGCCTGAAAATAGAATTTACAATATTGAAGACTACAAAATCTATTCAATTGACATTGATTTCAATAACCCTCAGTTGGTTCAAAATAAAATCATTGAAATGACACTTGAGGTTGAGGAAGAATGCCCTGTTGGTAAGGAATTTGGTCATATTGGAATCGGAGAAGGTATTGTTTTCACCCATCTTACAGAAGATGGGAAGAGATATGCCTTTAAGTCAAAGGGTGAAAAGCATTCTAAGGCGTCAAAGGTCACAACACTTAAACCCGTTGATGATGTTAAGTTAAATAATATTATTAATGTTGTAAATAAGGTTTGTGTTGACTGGAGAATGGAACAAATGTTGGATAAAACATTTGATTTAATGAATGGGGGTACAATTGATATTAAAAGAATGGGTGATTTTATCAGGAATGTTATTCAAGACATAATGAAAGAAGAAATGGATGTCATTGCTGAAGCTGGATTGGAACCAAAGGATATCAATTCAAAGGTTTCCGAAAAATGTCGTTTGTATTTTTTTGCGAAACAAAATGAAGAGGTTGGTTTAAAATAAAAACCATGGAAAAAATAACAAAAGAACAGTACGAAGCGGCTAAGCTGATTGTGGACCAATATAATTCACAACTGGAAGAAGAGTTTAAGGAAAAGCTTTTTAAGATTGAAATTGAACTCAGAGAATACTTCGCACAAAATGAAGTATGTGGTGAGAGGATTAAAGATTTCAAACTTAGAAAGACCACTAACTGGTTTGGTATCAAATCTTTTGATTCAGCTGATATCGTTCCGATGGAACCTTATTTTGACGAGGATTATTGGGATGATAAGGCCGATGCCGACATCGAAGCCATTGGCCAAAAATATGGCATTCGGCTTGGTTGGGAGTCTGGCGTATATGGAAAATAAAATTGATTATGATAAAGAACGCAGTATTTAAGCTTTTAAGAAAAACAACTCTTCAGAATGGTGTAACCCTTCCTGAAGGGCAAGAACTCGAAGTAGTTATGGATGTCGTTTATATGGGCGGCTATCCGATACCACCTAACATGCAACCATTGGTATTGAATTGGATTAAAAACAATCCAAATTTATTTGCCGATGTGACAAGAAAATGGTAAAAGGTAATAGAAATCCAATGTTCGGTAAAACAACAACACAAAGACAGAAAGATTCTGTTCAGGAAGCTAGAAAACAGGGTAAAATAAAGTTAAGTGAAAGCGGTAGGGAAAAGATAATTCAAAATAATAAAAAAAGAAAGGGTAAAAAAAATAATAAAATTAGGTCTGACGTTAAAAATTACTTATTAATATCACCAATAAATGAATATCATAATATTTACGGTGCTAAAAAATTACAAGAATTTTGTAAACTAAATAAATTACAATATCATGTTTTAAAAAATAATTTAGGTACGCTAATAACGTCAAATGAAATAATTGGAAATAAAATTAACGCTAAAAATACAATTGGATGGAAAATAATTTTACATTAAAAACGGGTTATGAATGGTGCTATAATGAAAAAATAATCATTTTAGACCATTCTAAATGGACTTCTAATTTTGGTTTTTATTTAGATTCTTTTTATTACGAAAAAATATCATATATTGAATTTTATTCTAGGATAAAAAAATGTGATGTTGTTATTGGCACACCAAAAAAACATGAATTATATTTAGAATATCGTATGTATGGACTAGTTGCATATCAGTTATCTGGGACAATACATGCTGGTATCCAATTTGGTCATGCTGTTGTTGAATATGGTCAATTGGTTAGAGGTATTCCACCGTTTGAAGCAATCTATAATAAGTATGCACAGAAGGATAAAACATTTATTATACTGAATGGCGGGACCACCAATGAAAAACCAGAGCGCCTAGGCACCCTTCAACAACATGCCAAAATACTTAAAGATAATGGTGTTGTTACGGCTGAGTTTAGAGAACCAGACCTTAATGATACATTAACAGCTGTGGTATTTTTAGTTGATGAAAGGGTTTTTAAAAAAGATTTTTACCCCGACTTTGTTAGGAATGAAATAGTGTCTGATGAAATGAATGAGAAGCAGTATCAAGGGTGGGTTAAAAGGATTGGTGGTGAGACAAATGCGTTCTTAAGAAAATTTTTAGATAATTTTAAATTAGCATAATATGCCAATGGATGTCGATTACATAGTAGCAAAGAGTCATATTGATAAATTAAATTAACTTTTATCTAATGTACCACACGGTGAACGTGAAGAAATTGCTGATGAGATAATTGAATTTGTTGAAACCATGAAAAAATTACAAGTCAAAGGAAGAATAGTATTTGAGCCTGATAACTTTACCAAAAAGCACAATTTACAAGCTTCTTGGAAGCACGTCAAATATTATTTTTTTTAATTACTCTGTTTATATAACTACAAAGTGGTTGAAGATTAGTATAATGGTTTAACCTAATAACGTCTTCTTCTGTTATAGCGGTATCCAATGGGATTATATGGTCAATATCCCAACCATAGTTATGTTCACCATTATACCACCCTCTATTCTCCCAGCTCATCCAAGACTCAAATTTTGATTCGAGATAGATTTTAAATTCCTCATAAGAACAACCAAGAATTTCAACGGTTTTTGATTTTTTATTAAAATTCCTATAATAAAATGAATTTCTAATTAATGACCTAATATTCTTTTTTAGTTTAAAAATGGGTGATGTTAACTCTTTATTTTTATAATATGTTTGTATTTTTAATATATTATTTTGAGTATAATTCTTTTGTCTTAAGCAGATTTTTTCTTTATTTCTAATATAAAAATTTTTACGTTTGTTTTTTATTAATTCGGAATTTTTTTCATAGTATTTAGCATCGTAATTTGTTTTCTTACGATATTCAAGATTTATTAATCGTATTTTTTCCTTATTTTTTTCACGATATAATTTGTTTGCGATTTGTTTTAATTTTTTCTTTTCTTCGTCTGTTTTCATTTTATTAGATTATTTATAGCCAATCTTATTATTTCTGATATTTTAACTATTCTATTCTCTTCTTTACTTTTTATTAATGCCAATTCTAAGCATTTTTGATATTCAATTTCGTTTAATCTAAAAGTAATTGTTTTGTTTTGTTTTTTCATAATGTTTTAAATAAATTTGTCTTACAATAATAAATATCATTAAAATTTGAAAAATTCAAATTATTTTAGTATCTTTGTACAGTATGTTAAGTAATATTACATTAGTTGGTAAAATTATTTTTGACCCTGTTGATAAGACGAAAAAACACTTTCATCAAAGTGACTGGAAACACGTTGCTATGGTATTATTTGATGGTGATATAACAGAGTATTATGCGTGGTTTATTAAAAAACGTTATAATCTAATACTTAATAAACCTCTTCGTGGTGGCCACGTTTCATTTATTAATGATAGTTTTAATGACATGTCACTAAATGGTGTACGTTCTATGGAAGAAGTTAAAACACTTTGGGGTCAGGTTAAAAAGAAATGGGACGGAAGGGAAATTGAAATTGTTTTAGATGTTGAACCACATTTTAATAAAAAACATTGGTGGTTAATAGTTCCTGACGAGAATAGAACTTTATTACAAAGTATTAGAAATGAACTAGGTCTTGGAAACCCATATTATGGGTTTCATATGTCAATTGGATACGCAAACGAAAAAAATATTATTCATCATGAATATATATGTAGATTAATTAAAAATAAATTAATAAAATGAAAATAGATTTTATACACGCATTTGGAGAACACACATGGTGTTGGATTCCAACAATTCAAACTTGGCATAATGATTTTAGAGCTTTTGATATGGGTAATCATTATGCCATTACAATAAAATGGTTTAACGCAACTGTTGGGTTAATGATAACAATTAAACATAAAAAAATTTAAACCAATTACACCTGAAGAAGCAAGAAAGGGTTTTGAGAAAAGTATTCCAGATTTTGTTTTTGGAGTAGTTAATAACTGCATCAATAAAAATTTCTTTAATAAAAAATCATTCACAATTAAACAAAATGAAATTCTCGATAGATGATAAACTATAAATTACTAGATGATTCATTAAACCATTATGAGGGCTGTGGTTTTAAGCGTGTTGAAACACCATGGGCCGTATCAGAATATGTGGACAACATAACAAAACGAAAGGATAAAATCCCCTTTCAACTTAAGCACAATAATAAGTGTTTGGTTGCATCTGGGGAACAATCCTTTTTGTATTTATACCTTAAAGAGTTTTTACCTAAGGGTCAGTTTCAAACAATAACACCTTGTTACCGTTATGAAAGTTTTGATTTTCTCCATACAAAATATTTTATGAAGAATGAACTTATTAAAACAGATGATGTAACACGTCAAGGGTTAAATTTTGTTGTTGACTCTGCACTAACTTTCTACAAACAGTATTTTGAAGATAATAAACTTTCAGTTTTGGTTACGGATGATGGATTTGATATTTTATGTAATGGAAAATTTGAATTAGGGTCATATGGTATACGTGAATGCGAGTATTTAAAATGGATATATGGTACTGGGTGTGCCGAACCAAGAACATCAAATTTAATTCGATTATATGGGTTATCACAAGGTTAATATTGAAAAAGGTGTCTTAGGCGAGATGTCAAAAATCACTGAGGAGATTAACGAATTAGAGGATGCGGTTGCTCAAGACGCTAATGTTTTGATTATTTGCGAATTATGTGATTTAATAGGTGCTATCGAGGCCTATACCGAAAAACGATTTAATTTAACTCTTGAGGACCTTATAACGATGAAGAATATGACCAAAGAATCTTTTAATGAAGGTAAAAGAAAATAATTTGGTTTATATTAATAATATATGTATATTTGCAAATAAAAAATATTATGGGTGGAAGAGCATTAAAAAATTTAACAACCCCAACAAGACGGTATCAAAGAGCTGAGTTTGAAGAAATCAGTCAAGAGCTTATTAATAAGCTTAAAGAAACTTTTGATAGGGTTATAATGCCCTTATTTTACAAGAATAAACAATCATTTGGTGATGCGGATATTCTTGTGACATCAAAGGAATTCCCTCAAATGAGAGAATACATTGAAAAAACATTTACCCCAAATGAAATTTTTCATAACGGTAATTGCTGGTCGTTTGATTACAAGGAACTTCAGGTCGATATTATTACTTGCTTACCTGAGCACTTTGACTCAAACGCAATGTATCTTTCATATAACGACCTAGGAAATTTAATTGGTCGTATTGCACACGGATTTGGCTTGAAATATGGTCAAGAAGGTTTGTGGATTGAGCATTATTTTAAAAATAAAAATATTGGTAAGGTCTTTATATCAAAAGATTATCCAAAAATTTTTAAATTTTTAGGGTTATCGTATGAAAGGTATGAACAAGGTTTCGATAACCTTGAAGATATTTTTAGTTTCATAGCTGAATCTGAATATTTTAACTGGAAAAAATTTCATTTAGAAGAACTTAACAAAATAAATCGTGACCGTAACAAAAAAAGAGCGTCCTATATGAGCTTTTTAGATTGGATAACAGAAAATGTTTCCGATAAGGCACATGAATATAAATTTGTTGAAGATAAGTCTTCGTATTTTACTTTGATTGATAAATTCTTTCCAGAGGCAAATATGATTACTGAGGTGAGAAGACTTGAGTATCTTGAATGTCGTAAACTTTATGTTCAATCAAAATTCAATGGTGGCGACGTAATGAGACGTTATGGTTTTGAGGGTAAAAAGTTGGGTGAAGTACTTGATGGTTTCAAAAATCATGTAACACATCATTACGACTCCTACAATGATTTCATCATTCATACCGACACATTTGATATTTATAAAGAATTTGAAGATTATCTACTTGAATTCAAATCTCAAAATATATGAATATATTCTCATTCTTCAAAAAAAAACCAAAACCAAAATTGGTTAATCGGGTATACATTCTTGAAAATGAAATAATAATACCAATCCAACGGATTTTTGGTGATGAAGTATACAATTATTCATATTCATATGGTTATGAGAATGGTTGGCTAAAGATATGTCTTTGGGGTGGTACAGCATATAAGAAAGAGGTTGATGAATCGGAAGTTGAGAAAATCATTACACCAATAAGAGATTTTCAGTTAAACGAAAATCAGGTTCATAAGTACCTAACGAATATTGGTGGGTTTGTGTCATGGGATTATTATTCCGATTTCTTTAAAATCGAGGAGGTTTATTTATAAAAATGATTTTCTTTTAATAAAAGTTGGATAGTTTCATCCAACTTTTTACATATAGACTGGAACCCCAGTACATCCTCATCAGTTAAGTTAAACCATTCGTTATTTGCTTCTGTTTTTTTGGTTGAGAACCTACTATGAAGCCATTGCTCCACCTTTTTGTAATTAGGTGACTCATAGGCCTGTAATAGCCTAATAATATTAGAATTTCCTGTTTGCAGCTGCTTTAGTCGTTTTTCTACGGAATTTTTGGTTATTCCGATTTTATGACGCTCACCCAACCCATCTTTATCCGTTTCAAGTATAAGATATACATAGCCCATATTTTTAATTGTAGCAATTTTTCTTAAATATGTAAATATTTATGGGATATGAAAGATTGGATTAAGCAACATTTAAAGGAATCATTGGATGAAATATCAACTAAATCAAAACCAATATATGGTAAGGGTGCGTATCATAATGTTTATACATCAAAAAAAAACCCAGATAGATTATATAAAATAGGTGATGAGGATACTGTTTACGAATGGCTAAGTACATTTAAAGATTACCCACAATACTTTCCAAAAGTTTATCGTGCGTTTCCGTATAAAAAAGACCCAACATTAACAGTTGTTGAAATCGAAAAATTGAATACAGTGAAAGCCGCTGAAGAATTAGCATTAATTGATAGGTTTTTGATAAATGCATCGGATGTTATTTATTGTAAGAATGTATCTATCTTGAATTTTTTCGATAAGGAATGTATAGAAGATGTAATGGAAGCAGCGGAAAACAGCGAAGCACCTTATTTACCTCAAATAATTTTTAAATGGGGAAAATTTCTTAAAGCTGTCACTCCAATAATAGAAAAAGACCTAGGAAGACCCTTAGATTTACACGTTGGTAATGTAGCCTACGATAAAATGGGTAAATTAAAACTTATTGATATATAATGAAAGATTTAATTAAACAATTATTACGTGAATGGCTGGAAGAAGGCAAAAATATTGGCCCATTATATCATTTTACTAACTATAGGGGTTTAATAGGTATAATAGCAAATGATTTTAGATTAAAATCAGATATTCAACCATATGTTTCATTTACAAGGAACAAAAGATTTAAATCTGATTCCATACCGATGCAGGTTAGAATCACAATTGACGGAAATTCTCTATCGAATATGTATAGATTACAACCATATGCTGATGTTAAAGCTGGATATGGGAGAAGACATGAAGATGAATCTGAAGAACGGATAAGTTTATCGAAGTATCCAATGGGTATTGATATATCAAAATCTTTAATTAAAATAGAAATTTCAATACCAGAAACCATTGAGTATGACCCCGAAACAGCCGAACCTCCGAGCTTAGAATCTTTTTATCAATTAGTTAATTATGTGAAAAAAATCGACGTAACGGTTTCCTATGTAAAAAAATTTTAAAAGAAAGTTTCAAAAAAATTTGTTTTTTAGAAATTCTTTCGTATATTTGCATATATTTATTACTTAACGGGGAAACCCACAACAAAAAATTAGAATGAAAAGTTTATCAAACATATTACTCCTTGTCTTGTGTGTGCTAGTGTTATCTAACACAACTGGGATTTATATGTTATAAAACTAAACAATAATAACATTAAAACCCCAGTAGATTACTGGGGTTTTTTTATTTGCACATGTGATTCGAGTGGCCGAAGATGACAGTCTGCAAAACTGTAAGGGTTTACCCTCAACACAGGTTCAAATCCTGTCATGTGCTCAAAAAACAAATTATGAAAAAGTTATTTAACATTATTAAATTGAAAGGTAAGGCTAAAGAAAATGTTGATACTATCAATGAAAATATTGTTGACGTTAACAATATCATAGCCGATGATTTAATTGAATTTACAATTGATATCGGTGATTATCAACCAACAAAAATTTATATTAAAAAAGATGGACAAAAACGAAATCAAAAAAAGTTTGTATAAACAAAATCCAAAAGCAACATTGGACTATATCAGAAAAGGTAGTGCTTATTATTTTACTGTGTTAGAAGACGGGACAAAGGTAACATTTGAGGTTCCTGTTTCTGATATGGGTGATGCTGATTTTTTATCTCATATGGGGTCAAAGTTGCTAAATCGTTGGATTATATTAGGAGAATTGGCTGAGTGATTTAGGCAGGGCTCTGCAAAAGCCCGAACACAAGTTTGAATCTTGTATTCCCCTCTGAAATAATTGGGTCTATGGTGTAATGGCTAAACATCCCGCTCCTACAAAGCGGAGACGAGAAGTATAATCTCAGTTCGAATCTGAGTGGACCCACAAATGGTATTTTAGCTCAGTTGGTTTAGAGCAATACTTTGACAGAGTATAGGTCACTGGTTCGAATCCAGTAAATACTACAAAAAACATAGTTTATGAGTAATAGAAGGTACATGGTTTACATGAAAAGTGGACGGAAATTTATGGTCGAAGAAATTGGAGACCCGCATGTTTCTTGGGGTAATGTAATCCTAGGTTCAAATAAAATTGAATCCGTTTATGCTAAATTGGATGATGTGATTACTGAAAAAGATAGTCAAATTACCAAAGAGAATGGGTTTAAAAATATTTGTATGTTAGAAGTTGGGACATCACCATTAGGGTATATTGATGTGCTTGATGATAGTGGTGTTGAAAGAATTGAAAGTAAATTTGTAAAATATTTGGATTAATAAAAATAAATAATTATATTTGTATCATGAAAAAAATATTTAATGAGTATTAGGTAAACAACCTAATATGTCAAAAAACAGAAATCGAACTAATCTTAAAAAAGCAAATAACGGTAGGGAATACCAAATAATCTGGATAAACATTATTTATCCAATATATTGGGAGGAAGGTGTTAATTTTCACCCACGTTATAGGAAAGGGTATAAAAATTCAAATAAACAATTGCAACATTACCAAGTAAGAGAGTATCGAACTTGGAAGTATAACAGAAGAACTAAATGGAAATGAAAAACCTGTTGTATATTTGCAAAGTTATTGAGATGTGGTGAAATTAGTAGACACACAGGGCCGAGAGCCTTGGGGTTAGGAATAACCGTGAGGGTGCAAATCCTTCCATCTCTACAAATGGGGCTGTGCTGGAACTGGTAGACACTTTTAGAACAAAAATCCTAAAAATGACAAAAATCCTAAAAATGACAAAAATTAAAAAAAATGAAAACTGTGTGATTGATATTTGGGATGGCAATCATCGTATCTCAATACCAAATGGTTATTTTAATAATAAAAAAGAAGTCGAAAAGTTTATTTGTAATAATATTGATGTAAAATATTATGGTAGAACTTTTTAATATCGAATTTATCA